ATTGCTGCTGCATTGTGGTCAAATAGGAAGAATTCGTTTGCTACACCGTATGTAGTTTCACTTGCGTTACCAACACCAATGCCATACGCGCGACCAGTACCGTTGATATACAATTGTGTATATGCTGCGGCAGTACTTCCACTAATTGCTGCTTGATAATTACCACTACCGATAGCGGTTAATAGATTTCCATCAAAGGTTAGATTACTTTCGACCGAGGCGTTTGGCGCAGACCCGTTTAAGGTAATTAAACCATTATCTTTAGTACCAGTTAATGTTAATGTACCCGAAGTACCACTACTTCCCGTGGTACCACTAGATCCGGTTGTACCCGAACTTCCTGAAGAGCCACTGGTACCAGAACTTCCAGATGTGCCTGTAGTTCCAGAGGAACCCGAGGTACCCGATGAACCAGTGCTTCCAGAAGAACCTGATGTACCAGTAGTTCCAGATGAGCCTGAGGTACCTGTAGACCCTGAACTGCCTGATGTGCCAGATGACCCAGAGGTGCCTGATGAACCGCTTGTTCCTGTAGAACCAGAACTACCCGATGTACCTGATGACCCCGATGTTCCAGAAGTTCCTGTACTACCACTACTACCCGATGTACCTGCACTACCAGATGTACCCGATGTTCCAGAAGTTGCTGCGGTGTACGAGGTGCCATTTATAGTTAACGAACCGGTAATTGCTAGAGAACCAGTTCTTTGGTGAACATCATCAAAACTATCACCAAACTTAGTTGAACCACTTTCATAAATGATTGATGATGTGACAAACTGTGTTTCTAAGCGTAATATTGACGCTGTACCATTAACTCGTAAATTACTTGCTGTTACTTGTCCAGTAACTACTAAAGAACTTCCGTTAAATGTAAGATTACTTTCTACAGTCGCATTTGGTGCTGAACCGTTGAGAGTAATTAATCCATTATCGGTTGTGCCTGTTAAGGTTAGTGTACCTGAAGTTCCAGAACTGCCTGCGGTTCCACTACTACCAGAAGTTCCAGCTGTTCCCGAGGAACCAGATGTTCCGGTTGTTCCAGAAGAGCCTGATGTACCTGTGGTACCCGAACTACCAGATGTTCCCGACGAACCGGAAGTTCCTGAACTACCACTTGTGCCCGTTGAACCTGAACTGCCAGATGTTCCTGTAGACCCAGAACTTCCAGAGGTACCGGAACTACCCGATGTACCAGAACTACCATTTGCTCCAGATGTACCAGAAGAACCTGATGTACCTGCGCTACCGCTTGTACCTGTTGTTCCCGAAGAGCCAGAACTGCCTGATGTGCCACTACTTCCTGATGTACCAGAAGTTCCACTACTGCCTGATGTGCCTGTAGTACCAGAACTTCCACTGGTTCCTGTGGTACCACTACTTCCTGCTGTTCCACTAGTGCCAGAACTACCACTCGTACCAGAGGTACCCGAGGAACCTGCTGTTCCAGCTGTTCCAGAAGAACCAGATGTTCCACTGCTACCTGCTGTAAGTAAATTAGTTCCTACTCCACTTGCCAGTGCAGTAATATCATAATATCCACCACGATTTGGTGCATTGTTTTCAAATATACGAACTCTATTTTGATATACATCGATACTGATACTACCACTAATACTGGAGTTGGTTACTGGTCTTGCTAATTGTACTTCACCACCTTCATCGCCAACAGAGTAGTTTGATTTAAGATTTGTTTGTGCCGCTATATCCCCAGATGCGGTAATATTACCAGCCACTGAGATTTGTGACCCGTTATCGGTAATGATTGAATCGCCAAGATGTTCTGCGTTAACACTTTTTGGAATTCTGTTTGTTGTTAAATTAGTTTCATTACCAATGTTATTGTAGGTTTGTGGACCCATCATCAATACAGACGAGGTAACTCCTGCACCTGCTGCTTGTTGATGGATGAATATCCATTGGTCATTAACAGAATCAAAATATAGAGAACCACTGCGTTGTGGTGATGACCCAGAGTCAATAACATCCAATCCACCAAATCTAACACCTGGAGAATCAGTGTTAACTGTGATTTTATTCGTACCGATATTTAATGTACTCTGAGAAACATAACTGATAGAGGATGTACCGAGTACTGATAGGTTGCCCGTGATTACAGTAGAACCCGTAACGCGTAAGGTACTTCCGTCAAATGATAGGTTTTGTTCAACGGTTGCATTAGGAGCCGATCCGTTGAGAGTAATTAATCCATTATCAGTAGTACCGGTAAGGGTTAATGTACCAGAGGTACCAGAACTACCAGATGTACCAGATGTGCCAGATGACCCACTGGTTCCCGTAGAACCCGAACTACCAGATGTTCCTGTAGAACCTGAAGATCCAGATGTTCCTGTGGTTCCGCTACTACCAGATGTGCCGGAACTTCCGCTACTTCCAGATGTACCCGTAGTACCAGAACTGCCTGATGTTCCTGTAGAACCTGATGACCCGGAGGTACCGGAACTGCCAGATGACCCAGATGTTCCACTACTGCCAGAAGTTCCTGCGGTACCAGAACTACCACTTGTACCAGTACTTCCGCTACTTCCAGATGTACCAGATGAACCGGATGTCCCTGTACTTCCAGATGACCCGCTTGTACCAGATGACCCAGAGGTTCCTGACGAACCATTTTGTCCACTTGTACCGCTAGTTCCAGAACTACCAGAAGTTCCAGATGTACCAGATGAGCCACTTGAACCTGATGTTCCACTTGTACCAGAACTACCACTAGTTCCCGACGAACCAGAACTTCCTGCAGTACCTGCGGTTCCTGATGTGGCTGCTGTGTATGAAGTACCGTTTATAAGTAAAGAGCCAGTAATTTCTAGTGAACCAGTGCGCTGATGTACATCATCAAAGCTGTCACCAAACTTAGTAGAACCACTTTCATAGATAACTGAAGCGGTTACAAATTGTGTTTCTAAATATCGTAATGAAGCAGTACCATTAACTCGTATAGTACTTGCTGTGATTGCTCCTGTAACTACTAACGAATTACCATCAAAGGTAAGATTACTTTCTACGGTTGCATTTGGCGCAGAACCATTAAGAGTAATTAATCCGTTGTCCGTATTTCCTGTGAGCGTTAATGTGCCGGAGGTACCAGAACTACCCGAGGTACCACTACTACCAGATGTTCCAGAAGAACCCGAAGTTCCCGAACTACCAGATGTACCAGATGACCCAGAGGTTCCAGTACTACCAGAAGAACCCGAGGTTCCACTTGAACCTGAAGTACCTGTACTACCAGAACTACCTGATGTGCCAGTAGAACCTGAAGAACCGCCCGTTCCACTTGACCCACTGGTTCCAGAGCTACCAGAAGTTCCTGATTGTCCCGAAGTACCTGAAGAACCTGAACTGCCTGAGGTTCCTGAACTTCCACTAGTTCCTGTAGAACCTGAACTTCCAGAAGTACCTGAAGAACCACTAGTTCCCGAAGAACCTGCTGTACCACTAGTACCGGCGGGAGTTAGTGCAAAATCTGCTACCGATGCATAGCTTGATGTAAGTGCATATGATGCACTAGAAATAGTTCCAATAAATGAACCACTAAATGTACCAGTTGCACCAGTGGTTACATTAATAAGTGAACGAATTGTAATATCTGATGCAGAGGGTGGCGCTGATACGAATGTGACAACAGAACTAGATATATTATAATCTACTGTTGGTGTATAAAACAAACCATCCACACTAACAAATAAAGAACTAATGTGAAATGGTGTACCTAAATCAAATTGTGTTTGTGAACCATCACCAGTAAAAGTATTAGTTGTGATAGTGACAGATGAGGTAGCCGTTGTGGGGAGATTTATAAGTTCACTACCATCACCCTTAAAAAACGATGCAGTCACCGCCTGGGTTACATTAAGTGACCCGGTGATGACTGCACTACCACTAAAGGGGAATCCTGTTCCTTGTGCGTTTAAGGCGTATGAAGCGGTGACTGCGCGACTTGCGGTACCAATAAAATCGGTCGCTGTAACCGAACCAGATGTAACTGTTATACTTCCAGTAGGGACAATCAGTCCCTTTCTGGCTATAAATTCATTTGCCATAATTCCCCTTCTTCATTATCCAAAGGTAAGTTTCTATTGTATTACAACCTTTTTACTTATTATCTTATAATGCTCTTACTGCGGTCTTGACAATCCAGTTATCTGAAGATACTGTTGCCTTTAATCGTGCGGTTGCTGAGAATAAGTCTACTGAAAGAACTACATCAGCTGTGTTTCCTAAATCATTTGTAGACACATCAGTAAATTCAACATTATTTGTACCAGCTTCCCACACTGCGGTCACGGTACCTGCACGATAGTTACCTCCCTTCTTTACAACATAGTCAAAGAACGCCGCGTCATAACTTCCTGTTCCAACTGCCGCAATAGTTTCAGTACCACTATCAACATCTAGATTACTACCAGATGTAAAGAGTGTACCGTGAACTATTAATCCACCGTTGAGTGTAACTTGGTCTGCGGTTGTTGCACCTTGTGGAGTAATATTTTGTAAACCGAACGAATATGATGAACCAAGGTTAAGTGGTACACTGTTGAAAGTGATTGCACTTGCGGTTACTTGACCACCAACTACACTAAAGTTTGCACTATTGAATGATGCGACACCCTTTGCACTCGTTGTTGCATCACTACCACTAATCGTAATAGTTTGACCACTGACGGTTGCGGTCAGTCCATTTGTTCCGTCAACAGTAAGTGCTTGAGTCTTAAGTGAAACCGTACCAGTACCACCATCCGAACCAGTAATATTAAGATTTGTTACGATACCAGTAAGATTACTACCATCACCAGAGAATCCTACTGATGAAGTAACTGCTCCAGTAACATACAATCCTGCTTCAATGTGGGTAAGTCGTGATGGGAAATCTACACGGATAGAACTTGATACAAGTCTATTGTCAATATGATGGTCACCAAATCCAACAGGAACACGATTATCAACTAATATTGGTTCATCACCAAGTGCACCAAAATTCTTTGGACCAAGGATAATTGTTCCTGATTCATAGTTTGCATCATCTGTTTCAGCTATCCATCGATTGTTTAGACTATCCCAGAGAAGTGAACCAGTTCCGTATGTAGAACCAGAATCAATGACGGATAGACCAGCGAATCTTATTAGGTCATCGTCGTTTACTGTAACTCTGCTTACGCCGATATTAAGTTGTGAAGATGTAACATATTGGATAGAGGTAGATACTGCGGTCAACAATCCCGTTACAGTCAAACTACCAGAAATGTTTACATCCTTGGCGATACCAACACCACCTTGTACAATTAGTGCACCATCTGCAAAGTTTGTACTGTTGGTAGTATTGCTGATTGTTTGAACACCAGTAAAGGTGTTTGAACCAGTTGTTGCAATCGTTGCAATACCGGTGGTGTTACGAACATCGGTTTGTACAGAACTACTGAATATACCTTCTGTGTTTAACTTAGTTTTGACACCATCGTTAAATGTTGCTGACCCAGTATCAAGTGCGACAGTAACAGAACCACCAAGTGATACCGCGCCACCTTGAGTTAGACCACTACCTGCACTTACTGTTACTGAACTATTAACAAGAGAACCAGAAATTACACCAGTTGCAGAATTGTATCTGAGGTTGATACCACTTGCACCGGCGGTGTCGGTAGACGAAATGGTTGCTCTTGCACCAGTGACAAAGTGTGCTGATGCGGTATCAAGTGTCACATCATCGGCATTTACCGTGATACCACTACCTGCTCCAACTGCCAATGCTGATCCAGCACCACCAGTTAAACCATTACCTGCAGCTGCTGCTGCAATTCTGATTGTTCCAGCATTCGCTTCTAATCCAGTTCCTGCAAGTGGTGTAGCGAGTTGACTGACATTGATACGACCATCGGTACCACCGTCAGATACGATTAATTTATCAGTTCCTGCAACAGTAATACCTGTTAAGTCACTACCAAATGTATCTATGTCAAAACTAAATGTAGTTGCGGTTACATTACCAGTAAACGAACCGGTCATTGAACCGGTTATAGTTGTTGCTTTTACATCATGTACAAATGCGGTACCACTTACATATAAGTCTTTCCATGACTTAGAACCAGACCCAAGGTCAAACGAATTATTAACATCGGGTACGATAGAAGAACTAACTTCGGCCAGGAACTTGACGACATCAATATCTGCATTACCGACTGTAAGGTTTCCACCAACGGTAATGTCACCGTTGATACTTGCACTTCCAAGTAACTGGAGATTTGATGCCGTGACATTATAGCCAGTCGCGTTAATATCACCTTGAACACCTAAAGAGCCTGTTACCTTTGCGCCATTCGCAAGGACTATCAGACCTTTACGTGCAATAAATTCATTCGCCATACGGTTCTCCCAACAGGGTTTTATTGTATATAAATATTAAATACTTCTTTAAGAACTCAAATTTGGAAACAATTTGAATAAACTTTGTACAGTCCAAGCTCCACTGCCTGACCCGTCACTATTGACTCGTAACCGTAATTCATTTGAACTACTTAAAAATCTAAATGTAATATCACTTGTATCTCCGATATCGGTAGTGGAAATATCAGTAAATACGATACTGGCGGTATCTAACCACGATGCCATAATAATACCCATTCTGCATGCGCCTGGTCGTTGGGCGAGGTATTCTACGGTCATTCCTGAGTATTCTGTGGTGGAAATGTAGGGTTGGATATATTCGGTTACCCCAAATATTCCTGTATTAATTGACCCCGTAAATACTATAGAAACTGTTCCTGCATTTAACTTATATTCATTGGATTTGACGAATTCCGTTATTGTAGCTGATCCAGTGACTTCTACACTTTGTTTTGCTACAAGTGGGGTATTTACTGTTACCCGACCGTCGGTATAACTTCCTGATGCTTGAAATTCTAACGGGACATATCCTGTACTTTGTAATGTTCCACTGGTAACATATATACCAGGATTAGTGTTGTTTTCTAATGCTAGATTAAGTTTTGATGGATCTGCAGTTATAGCTATTGTTTTGTTATCTATTGTATTGATAACACCAAATTTTTCTATTACTCCAGCAAAATTTGAGCCAGAAATAAATGTTACGCCTTGTGGAGATAGTCGTGTAATACCACCTGTATTTCCAATACCACCACTAATTTGTAATACGTGAGTAGAAGGATTAAATGTTAAATGTTGTGTAGTATCTACTGCTAAACTATTTTTTGCTCTACCCGATGATTCACTGACAAATGGAATTTGAAAAGCATAACTTTCTGATACGGGTTCTAGATAAATTGACCCGGTAAAGCTTGATGCATTAAGCGGTCCTTGTATTGACACGGACCCAGTAAATTGATGTGTATCTTCTGCTGAATCACCAAATTTCGTCGAACCAGATTCATAAATAACAGATGAGGATACTAATAATTTTTCTGCACTGATGATACCTTGTACGGTTAAATCATCTGATATGACTACTGAACCTGTAATTTGTCTGTTGATAGTTTGTGCATATGATGCAGTAGTTGCGAATGATGCACTGTCAGAAGTAACCGCGTATGATGCCGATGTTGCAAACTGTGCGAATACACCTGCTCCACTAACATATGAAGCAGATGCTGCCATTCCAGCCATATCTGCATAGCTGGTAAACGAACCAGTAACCAGTGTAGTAATTCTACCTGGAACAATGTTTATATTATATTGGTCACCTTCTCTAATAACTACCCGAAGATTTGGTATATCGGTGTTGACAATAAAATTGCTCATCTATTATCTCGTAGCAGCTGGGCGAACAACAAAGTATCCTTCAAGAACACGACGAGTGATTGAACCACTTGTCATTTTAATATCGTAAACATATTTGCGTTGTGTTAGCGCACTAGTATCTGCTGGGGTAAGTTCTATATAAAAACTTCCTGAGGTTTGTGGATTTATTTTTGTAATCGTAAATGTAGCAGCAACCTCATCCGTGCTAAAGTTTTCACGAACTTGGCCAGTAAATGTATAATTTGTTATGTCTAAGTACGAATCTGTATCTATGTTTTCTAGGCTGGTCAATATTTTGAAAGTTTCCCCTTGACCGATGTTGAATTCAGTAATTTCTGCCATAGTCTTCCTCGAAAAAATACACCTTTATATAAGTATCACAAAGTATTGGTATATAACAAAAAACCCCACTTTTTGGGTGGGGTTTTTGATACTTACCGAACTATTAGTAATTGAGGATGCAATAGTCTGGTTGAATTGTTAATGAGATAGACATTGGGTCATCCTTTTCCCAACTCATTTCACCAAATTCGACTTTGGTGATTTGTGCGCCCTTAAGAATCCATTCTTCAACCTTATCACCTACTGGACCAAGAACATTAATGATGATATCCTTCTTGTAGAATTCTGCGTATCCGTCACGACCGGTAACTGATTCGTGGTGAAGACGAACCCATTCCATTACTGCTTGTGCGCCTGATGGTACGATTGGGTCGTACAATTCTAATACCATTTCATCCCATACAGTCTTACCCTTGATGTAGCGTTGTAGATTGATGTGGTCTAAACGCTTCTTTTCTTGGGTAATCTTTGGACGGTCTGCCTTCTTAATTAGATACGAAGGAATTCCGTCGATGGACATAATATAGCGATTCGCAGTCTTTGGTTCGAATGCGGTGAAAAAGAGTTCTTGTTCATTGACCAAATTTGCCATATGGCTCTCCAGATATAGATTGGTACTTTAATAAATAGTGGTTATCGAAAAAACTGATTAGATGGTATCGAAGGTTGCACCAGTTGGGAGAATGTTGAAATCCAACTTGATGAATTCTGCGGTACGGGTTGGTTGGAGATAGATTGCACCAACCAAGATGTTACGGTCAATAATATCTGGTGTGTTATTGGTTTCATCCATTACCACACGGAATGCGGTCAATCCAGAGCGTTGTTGAATTCCTGCGAGATATGGGTTGACGATGTTTAAGAAGCGTGTGCGAGTTGCTTCAGTATTTTGTTCGAATACCAAGTATCTTGCTGAACTTGCGATATACTTCTTAACGGTGATAAGAAGACGACGAACATTTACACGGTCAAGTGCTGACGCACGACGTTGGAGTGTCTTTTGTCCCCAGACACAGATACCTTGTCCTGGGAATTGTGCGATTGGATTGACCTTTGATTCATACAATTCATCGCGTTGTGCTTGAGTTAGACGAGTCTTAACACCAACTGCGCCTGGAATACCACCACGATTCAAACCTGCTGGTGCGAACCATTCTGCTCCAACATTATCACTATATTGATATACTTCTGGAAGAACCACTGATGGTGGTGCCCAGAGGAACTTACCAGTGATGTCATCAAGAACACGAACCCAAGGATAGTAACCAGCTGCGTAGTTAGTATCAAGAAGTTCTGCGTATGAAGTTACAGAATCAATTGTTGCATCAAGTGTGTCAAGGTCAACAATGTAGAAACAGTCACCGCGAGCTTCACAGATATCAATTGCTGATTGTGCGATATAACTGTGTTGTGAGTAGATAACACCAGGTACAACTAAGAGATTGAAATCTACTGCATCTGCGTTACTTAATTGATTTAATGCTCTCTTGTATTCTACTGAACCCGATGCTGCTGCACCGTTAAGATTAAATCCTTGAGTGTTTGTTGCGGTGATTGCACCACCAAGTGCAATTTCACGATTTGGCTTGAACCCATCGAATCCACCTTGGAATGGTACTGAGAATCGACGATATGATGCGTGGTCACGATTAGTTAATGAAATTGGACTTCCGTTAACTTCTGTTGCTGGAAGATTTTCAATACTGAATTCGCCGCCTACAGTGTTTGAACCAACTGTTGGTGCTAGATATGATTCTGCGGTAAAACCACTACCAGATACATATGTACCGTCAAAGTTGAATCCGTAGTAGTTAGTGTTTGGACCAGTTGCGTCTGCATTGTATCCAGCAACACTTGCACTTACCCAACGACTGTTTACATATGCTTGTAACGGTACTTCACCTGCGGTTGATGAAAATACTGAGTTTAGTGCTGCGAATCCATATGGAACCGCATTTTGTGGAATGACATCTTCACTCATTTCAATACGAATATACTTTGAAAGGTTTGGATAGTCACCTTCGTAAGTAGTTAATCCAGTACTTGAATTATATGTTGGAACACTGTTACCAATTACTCTTGCGATATAATTTGGACTGGTTGGGTCAAAGTTTAAGTTATTAAATTGTTCAACTACAACCGGTGATGTATCGGTATCGGTAAATTCACGAACATTAAGTGTGAATGAACCATATTGACTGTCTGGATTGGTACTTGGTGAAATACCAGTGATAGAAATCTTAATTTGCTTGTTTGCACCAGTACCGTCACTTAATGTATGTACCTTGAACAAATTACGCTTACTG